CACACTCTGTGTTATGCGTTGAAGGTGGTGGGTGTATAGTCATCCTGCGCCTGTGCGGCCTTTTCCTCCGCCAGACGGTCAAGCTCGGTCTGGGCGTCCGTTACCCACGGATGCTGCTCAACGATGGTCCGGTTGGAGAGCAGCCCCACCGAGTTGCGGCAGTTGGTGATGCTCTCCGTCTCGTTGATGAGCATATCGCGGTTGAACACGATGGTGACAGGGACATCCTCGAAATCGCCCTTGCCCCGGTTGACGAGGTCTTTGTTGATGAACCAGAGCAGGTCTTCGAAGGCGGCCTGAAACTCGGTCTCCATGCCGTTTGCATCGAGGTCGATGTCAGCGTACATACTCTGGATGTTCATCTGGTTGGGATTACCGGAGAGACGGTCATCCTTGGCGTCGTAGCTCTTGGCGTTCTCGATGAGGGCCTTTTTCAGCAGGTCGAGGATGGCTTTGTAGTTGTCGGAGTTGACCTCGACGGTCAGTTTTTCCACACCGCCATCATCCCGCACCTTGACCGCGCCGTAGGCCGAGAGGTTTTCCCGGAACTTCCCAAGGTCCTCACCGTCGTAGTTGCGTAGGATGAGGATGGTGTTCCGGGCATCCTCCTGCATATTGTTCGTGAAGTCGGAGAGCAGGGTGTTGATGGCGTCCTGCAGGCACTTGACCCGCTGGATGAGCGGGAGCTCCTGCTTGTTGTACTTGAAGGGGATGAGCGGGATGCGCTCCCAGTTATAGCCGGTGTCAGGCCCATCCGGCCCGGGACCGGTAAAATATGTTTCGTACTCTCCGGCAGCAGTGTCCGGCAGCAGCATATCGTTCTGAAAGATGTAGCGGTGGATGCCGTCCTTTCTGAACAACTCCACCTTTTCGACGGTCTCTTTTGTGTAGCCGTTCCAGACCTCCTGCGTGTAGAGCCGGGCGGCGCAGTCCAGCCGGGTATGGTCATCGTCAGCCCAGAAGGGCAGCACCTCGTATCCGGAAAAGCGCTTGAATGCCAGATGGCCGTCTTCGCCATAGTAGGGGTAAAGCCAGGCCAGACCGTTGTTCAGTGCGTCTTCGGCCAGATATTTCAGCTGCCGGAAGAAGCCGCGGTTGAAGTATCCCGCCAGCAGGTCGGAATAGGTCTGGTCTTCGCAGCTCACCGTGAAAGGCTTGCCCACAAAGTAATTCACCTTCTGGTCAACGGCCTTCGCATACTGGTTGTCGATGAGCTTGTTGTTGGGCAGATTCTTCACCGGCACAAGATTGCCGTCCCGCCCGATGGCCAACCGCTGGCGGTTCAGAATTTCGTGTCGCCCTTCGTAGTAGTCGGAGCCTTTTATCTGTGTCCCGCGCCGGGGGCTGGCTTTCCATTCCTTGATCTCAGCGGCGAATTGGTTCTCCGTCATACAGGTGGCACGCTGGACGATGAAACGGTTGATCTTCTCCATCACGCCGTTCACGATAAGATTCATGGATGTACCTCTCAGTCAAAGCTGTATGTCGGTCCGCGCTGGATGTCCTCCATCGCGTATCGCATGGCGTCCATCAGGTGGTTGAAGTCGTCGATGGGCCTGCCGGTCTTGTTGCCGAACTTATCCTTGGCCCATGTGTAGTTGGAAATTTCGGTCAGAAAATTTACGCAGCGGGGATGTACCACGATACGGAAGTTCTGGATGTACTGGATGCCGCTGCGGATGGAGTCTGGGCCTTTGCCCGCCGGGCGGATGCGGCGAAGACCCTCTTCCCGCAGCTCGTCGAGGCTCTTCGGCTCGGCGCTGTCGCCCCGGATGCGCTCCTTGGCGTATCCCATGCCGTAAATGCGCTGGTAGATGGCCCGGTTGGTCAACCCGCGTTCATAAAGCTCATCGAACACCCAAATGGTCATCTCCTTTTCGCTCACCAGCCCGCAGAAGAATGCGGTCGGGTCGTTGGTGTAACCGAAATCAAGGCCGAACGCACTCTTGACGTCCGGCCTTGCCGCTATGATGGTCTTTTCGAAGGCTTCCTCCACCCAGTTTTCGAACACCAGACCGTCCACGATGCCCCATTCGCCCAAACCGGCGACGCTGTAGCGGCGGGGGTTCTGAACCTTCATCCGCTCAAACACCCGGCGGTCGGCATCGTCGAGCCATTCGTTGCAGGTGTAGTTCGTGGTCAGCGCCAGAGTATCGGGGTCGGGGGTGTCAAAAAAGCGGGCTTTGAGCCAGTGGTGCTCGTTCCACGGGTTGAAGGTCAATGTGACCTGTTTGAACAATCCCGTTTCAGGCGGGATAGCGCCACGGATGGACTCGTCTATCATATTGAAATCGGCTTCAGAGCTGATTTCATATGCCTCCTCTATCCACGCCCAGCACAGATACCCGTGCTCGGCCGCGATGGACGTGACCTTGAGCGGGTCATCCAGACCACGGAACAGGATCTTCTGTCCAGTGGGCTTGTAGGTCAGCTCGAGGGGGCTTTCCTTCACGTCCCAGAACGCCTGCACACCGAGGCGGCTGATAGCCCATTTCAGGTCGGTGAAACAGGAGTCGTGCAGGGTGCGGTATACCTTGCGGATGACCAGCAGGTTCGCCTGCGGGTATTTCATCAGGTTGACGATGTACCACAGCGCGGTGGTCTTGGATTTTTTGGAGGCGCGAGAGCCTTTGCAGACCCGGTAGCGGCCTTTGAACCGCCAGAAGGTGCCGTAGCCCTGGCCGACGATGTCCGGCAGGTGGAGCTGGCTTGCGCGGGAGTCAGTCAACAAGCTGTTCATCGCCGGAGATCACCACCGGAATCGGCCCGCCCAGTTCTACGTTGTCCTTGAACATCCCGTAGCGCTTGCCGATGAGCTCGGCAGCTTTCAGGCGATCTCTCGCGGAGACATCGATGTCCTCGATCTCCTGCATCCCGTCGCCGCACAGCACGAGGGTCTGTTCCTTATGCTTGCCCCGCATGACCGAGGTGAGATATTCCAGAACCTCCTGTGCGTCGGCGGTCTTTTTGGAGTGGAGCTGGGCAAGGCGGTCATCGATGTAGGCTCTCATCTCAGGATTGAATTTGCCTGAGGGTTTTTGAGGGTTTCCTTCATTGAGCCATTTGCAGGCATTTCGAGCGGTTTTAGGCGAATACCCTGCACGGAGAGCCGCTTTGGTAGCGTCGCTGTCCACAAGGTATTCGTCACAAAAGCGCTTCTGTCGGTCGTTCAAGGTATCCACCACCTCTCTTGCAAAAAAGTTGGAGCAGCCGGGAGGGGGCGGCCCTCCGTCCGTCTGGTCACGCCAGCGCTCTCGCGGCTGAGCTACGGCTGCATAAAAAATCCCCGCACATTTCTGTGCAGGGAAGAAAATCCTTGAAGCAGCCTCAGAAAGCTCAAGAAGGAGAGAAATGCCTGTCAAGCAGCAAAAAGTCCAAAGGAGCAATTCATCATGATGGAGGAAAAGTTTCGGAGGCTGCGTATATCGGGTGGCCTTTCCGGCTCTGCCGATGGTACTATTTTAGCATAACGTGGAGTGACATAAAATGACTTCTAGGTGACATTGACTGACATTATAAATTTAACTCATCAATGGCTCGGCGATGGCGACGGTAGATTTGACGGAGGCAGAGCTTTATTTCAGCTGCAATGCTTTCCCATGTCTTGAAGTGAAGATACCTCAGCTTCAAAATCTCGTAATCGTCGGGGTCTTCCAAGCTGAGAAGCACTGCCGTGATTTCGGCATGGAGATCGTCGCAAAACAAGATTTGTGCGTCCAAAGCCTGCTTTGCTTTTTCTACTCGTTCCACAGCACGAGGAAGCGCCTGTCCATCGCCGCCACCTCCCGGCACCGAGGAAAGAGTCTGCGTCATGCGGCCATAGTCACACTCTGCTTCCTGAAGCTCGTGGGTCAGATGCAGTTCTTTTTTCTTGGCGCGTTCGTACCGCCGAAGCCAATCCTTTTTCTCTTCATAGGTCATGCCAGCTCCTCCACCTGCACGAACACGCCGCAGATGTCGGCCCAGAACTTCTCGATGATCTCGCTGCACACCTGGGCGTCGTCGTGCCAGAAGTGCAGGCGGGTCATCTCGTCCTTGAGGGCTTTTTCCAGATTGTCAGTGTCGGGCTTGGAAGTGCGCCAGCTGCCGTCCGGGCGGCCCTCGGCGGGGAACATCCACTTGACCAGCAGACGCACCGGACGTCCCGCCGGGATGGGCTTCTCAGGGGCGTGGGGCGCAAGGTAGGCGTGGAGCTTGGCACGGGCGGCTTTCAGTTCAGGGCTGTCATGCAGCACGGCGCAGGGCTTGCCACCCTTCATGTAGGCATGAAGCTCTTTGGCGTTATGGGTAGTGGTGGGCGGACGCATAGGGATAAAAAACTGTGTGGTCATTTCGTACCTCGTTTTCTTTTTTTGTATCAGCGGCCAACGTGATGGGGAGGGTCCCCGGAGGATGGGGGCTGTGGTCGCCCCATCCTCTGGGATACCCCATCACACATTGCAGTGCAGTCATGCTATTATATATAGGCTATTTTGCACTGCAAATGTTGCAGTCATAGCGGCTATTTCTGCAATTTTGCAGTTTTTGCTGTCGTGCAAAATAGCGGCTATCACTGCATTTTTACAACAGAATGTAATTGCAAATATAACAGAGAGTTTAACCTCTGCTGCCGGGTTCCTTGCGGCCAACCTTCTCGCCGTCGATCCAGAAGCGCCCGTCTTCTTTCAGACGGTTCTTGACGGTGCGGGGCTTCAGATCCATATACTCGCCGAGGCTGTAGACGGTGACCTCACCGTCCATCATGCAGGCTTCAAAAGCGGTGTCCAGCTCGGCCTTCCTGTCCTTGGACTGCTTGGCCTTGTCACCCCAGCGGCGGCTCGCGCCCTTTGCGCCCAGTGTGCGGAAGTCGCTGTCCGGCTGCAGATCTTCCAGAAGCCCGCTGTCCAGCTTATGCACCGGATAGTCAAACCAGAGGTTGACCGGGGCAAAGCTTGCAAACTCGCGGAGGGTGCCTTCGATGCGCCAGGCAGTCATGCTGTCGGCTTTCTTCTGAGCCGCAGCCACTTCGGCGTCGATGGCCCGCAGGTCGGCGAGGCCAAGCTTCTCTTTGGCGATGGTGAGCATCCGGCTCTTGCTGAGGGCGTCATCCGGGCCGTAGGCGTCGGCATGGCCGCGCTTATCCAGCATCGCTTTGATGACCCGGCAGGCGGCCTTGTTGTGCAGCTGCTCCCGGATGGCGTCGGTGATGGTCAGCTCAGTCATGTCCAGCATGGCATCCGGGTCGCGGGCAAACACGCCGGATCCGGATGCTCTGTCCATGCTGCGCTTGCCGCCCTGCGCACCCTTGGAATGATGGTGGCAGTAGATGACGGCGCAGTCCAGCGCGCGGCAGACCACATCGAACTGGTTGCAGAATTTCGCCATCTGATCGGCGCTGTTTTCGTCGCCGGTGATGACCTTGTAGATGGGGTCGAGGATGACGGCAGTGTAGCCCTTTTTGCCTGCCCGGCGGATGAGCTTGGGGGCAAGCTTGTCCATCGGGACGGATGCGCCGCGCAGGTTCCAGATGTCAATGTTCCGCAGATTGTCCGGCGCAAGGCCCATCGCGGTATAGACGTCCTTGAAGCGGTGCAGGCAGGACGGCCTATCAAGTTCCAGATTGATATAAAGTACACGCCCCTGCGCACAGGAGAAGCGGCCCAGCCACGTCTTGCCCTCGGCGATGGCGATGCATAACTCGATGAGGGCGAAGCTCTTGCCCGCCTTAGAGGGGCCTGCCAGCAGCATCTTGTGGCCCTGGCGCAGTACGCCGGAGATGAGGGCATCGGCCAGCGGGGGCAGGTCGTCCCAGTCGTCGGCCAGACATTCGGTGTCGGGCAGATCGTCGGTGCAGGCCTCCACCCAGTCCCGCCAGTCCTCCCAGCAGCTTTTGCCGACATTCGTTTCAAGCAGAGCCTGTTTCTGCCCCGCCCGCAGGATGCCGGGCATCCGGGAGAGGCGGGAAGGGTTGCGGTTCTGCTGGTCGAGGGTCAGACCGTTCTTCTGGCAGGTGGCGTAGAGGTAATCGACCCGCTTGCGGTACTCAGCATAATCCGGCGCATTGACCCGGACGATGGCGTGGATGCTCTTGCCGCCGGAGTAGACCAGCGCGGCGCAGGGCAGCTCCATCTGGTGGATGGCGGCCAGCTGCTTGCCGGGCTCCATGTTGTCGCACTCCACGAGGGCGTAGCGGAAGCTGGTGACATTGGCATCTTTCCGGCCTGCGCCGTCCACCGGGTTGAAGCAGATCCATGCACCGATTTCCGGGTCGCAGTCGCCCATGACCTTGCCGACGTCGCCGCCGCAGGCGTCCAGTTCTTCGATGAGCTGCCCGGCAGTTCTGTCCCAGCAGCCTTTCGCCGGGCGTCGGCGGTCGGCGGCCATGAAGCTCTCGGTGACATAGGCCACATACTCGTCCGGCTCGAAGAGGGCCTGCAGGTAGCGTTTGAGCTGCTGGGCAGGCTCCCATGTGTCGGGAAGGTGAAGCTCCTGCTCTTCGACCCAGCGGGGGTCTACCAGCACGGGCTGCTGCGGACCGACGGTCAGCTCATCGCCCCAGTCCAGCGCATGGCCTGCAGGGCCGGACCAGCCGTGCTCATAGGCCAGCTGGAAGATGCTGCTCTGGGTGACGGGCTTCGAGCTGCCGTGGAAGCTCTCCCATTTTTTGATGCACTCGCCCTTGTGATACCGCCCGCCGTCCCGGGCGCTCCACTGCTCCCACACGGCGACGGGCAGACCGGCTTCTTTCAGGCCCATGCCCACCATGAGCCATTCTTCATAGGTCAGGGCGGACGGGGAGACGAAGTCCAGCGCTTCTTTGATGTCATTTTCATGTTCCATTCGCATTACCATATAAACATATCATCTGCGATGACCGGCTCAGCAGACGGGATATAGTTCTTGGGGTCAACGCCCTTCGGCGCGCCCCGCCAGCCGCCGGCGGCAATGCGGTCTATCATGTGCCGTGCGGCCTCGAAGCTCCATGTGCCGACGTGCTGGAAGCCGTATTTCTCCAGGCAGCGTATCTGCTTTGGGGTGGTCAGGCCCTCGTCCCGGCGCTTGCTGAGACGGTCGAGCAGGAGAGACGCTTTGCCGGCAGACTC